ATTCCATATCCAGCAAGTGTTGTTGGTGTACTTGTAATGTTGGAAAATGCTGTTGTCACACCTGTCAACGCACTACCATCTATTGCCGGTAGAGCACCTGTAAGTGTTGTGGCGTTTAGAGTGCCGTTTACACTATCAACCAATACAGTTGAGTCTTGTGCTACAACGTCTATTGACTGAGCAGAACCACTTGGTAGTACTGAACTTGTAATAGCATTATCTACTTCTGTTTTTGTGTAAGCATCTGTTATACCATAACCTGAAATGGTAGTTGGTGTTCCTGTTAATGCACTGTAGGCTAATGTGGATACGGTTAAGCCAGTTAAGGCACTTCCGTCTATCGCTGGTAATGATCCTGATAAAGCTGATGCGTTTAATGTTCCGTTTACGCTGTCAACCAAAACAGTTGAATCATCAGCAAAAACTGAACCTTTAATATCTTTGACTGTATTAGTAACGTCAAGTTCAGCAAAGTTCTTGTTGATCTTATCAAAGGCAACTCTCAATGGATCTCCGTCACCCTTATTAGCACTTGTTCCAATGTTTATAGTTAGGATAGCCATTACACTCTCCCTACCACAACTTCAACAATGCCGTGTCCGTCACCGTCCTTTGTGCCTACTGCCTTACCAATCACGGTTCCTATTACTGGATTATTATCAACCATTCCGTAACCTGCTTCGGCACTTGTAACAATTATATCACCTTTCTCAACCGGGCCTATCACCTTACAAGGAGTTCTTCCTTGTAGTGCTAGAGCTGTAACATGATCACCTTCCAACCCACTGTTCATTAAGTGTGCTGGATTTTCTGAAACAACACCTGCTACTTTTCTGTCGCCTTTATATTTGGTTGTTGTAAGTTCTTGTTCGCCACCGAACACCAAAACTGTTCCTACTTCATATTCTGCATCTGCGAGATAGTTCTCAGCCAAGTCAGCATATTTGGCACTTGTTGCCAATCCATCTAATGATGTTGCAAACACTGTACCAAATCTTAAAGTAGATGTCCCTAGTGCATAACCATTATTGGAAGAAGGATTCATTGAAGTTTGTGTAAACACTGTAGCCGCCACGTTATTGTTGGCTATAATGGCAACTTCACCTGATGACGTAAATCCTGTACCTGCTCCTATGGCAATACCTGTAGAAGTTGCAAGTTTCTCACCTGGTGCTTCAATAAATGAACTGTAAATCCAATCGGTAGCAATTCTTGGTTCATTAAGAGTTGCATCAGTTGTGCTTCCAAATGTACTGTTCTTTTGGAAGAAAGAAGGAGTAACATCTGTATCTCCTATCTGTATTGACCCTGGGAACGTTGTTGTAGTATTACTAGGAATTGATCCAACTGTATTGAATACTGTAGCACCGCCAGGGGTCTTCATAGTCATTGTAAGGTTAGTCTGATCTAAAATTTCATAGTTATCTAGTTTTAATTTTTGTGTATCAATACTACCATCTGCACCTGTTTGTACAATTCTACTTGCAACACCAGTTGTTGTAAATTTACTGTAGTTGTCAATTAAATCATCAATTGTTACTGCTGTTACGCTTCCTGTACCTGCAACAATTCTTGCTAATACAGTTTTGGTAGCTACATCTGGTAGATCTCCGTAGTCAACAGCACCTGCTGATAATGTTACCCAACCGTCTGTAACCGTAAAGTCATCTGAATCAAATGCTACAAGTCCTAAATCTGCTTGTGTTATACCTGTTGCGTTTGCTCGTGTAGTTGCGGCATTCATTGCCAATTTGCTTTGAGCTATTGCGGCATTTGTGTTTACGTCTGCGTTAACTATTGCTCCTGGAGTAATTGCAAAGGTTACTACATTACTTGCATATGAAAGCTGTATGTCTCCAGCCGGTGTTGCATTATCATATTCACCTGCTGTTGCATCGTATACAATAAGATCGTTTGTAGTTCTTGGACCGCCAGTTATGCCTCGTAATTCGTCACCGAATGGTGTACGTGCATCAACATAAGATTTGTTTGCAACGTCTTGTGGATTTGTTGGATCAGCATGATTGAAAATCTTATTGCTTCCTGCACTCAAGTCACCAGTAAGTGGAGTTGTACCATCTCTTGCAACTGCACCTGGACCAATCGTGCCAACTGTTTGTAACACACCAGTTCTATCAAAATGTAATCTTCTTGTAACAAAACTTTCAGCGGCAAATTCGGTAGGTACAGCGGCCGGATCAGCATCTGACATTGTATCATCGTTACTGAATTCTGTAATTCTAACACCTTGTTTGAATCCAAGTCCGTCTAAGTTACTGATTGCAATCGAAGCCGCAAATGTAACTGTACCTGTACCTTGGTCAACGCTAAAAAATTTACCAATTCTAAAAAATCCATCTTGGTCAGTTGATGCAAAGAATACTCTACCTTTACCACGTTCGTCAACTTCGTTATCCTGTGTTGCAGGATTAACCGGATCACCGTAAATGATACTTGGATAGTTTGTGCTGTTAAATCCTCCAGTACCAATCTTATCAAAATCATGTCCGTTTGCTCTTAGTGTAGAAATACCAACTGTAATGTTTGCAGATTCGTTTGCCTGTAATGAACATGGAATAGTGATTGCAACTGTAGTACCACCTGGACTGTAAATAGGATATGCTAAACCTGTTTGTGCATATTTAGAAGCATCACTGTTAATGTTACTTCCTGTAACCTCGTTTAGGTCTACTGTTGCATAAGTTCCTTGATCCGTATAGTTTGCAACTCTGTGGAGTTTACCACCCCATCCAAAAATCATATCATTGTTATTGATCCTTGCTATACCTACGTCTGTCAATTTTTCAATAGCAAGTACAACGTCACCAACTGTTGCACCTTTTGTTGTTCCTGATCCTGAATTAGCAGTATCGTTCGCCTGCGTTTGATTTACTGTTAAGTTAAGGCTTTTGAATCCTGCATCAAATACAACTTGGAATCTATCTGCTGGTAATGCCGAATTATCTGCATCTTGGTTGTTAAAACTAATTGTTCTGTAAACTTGGTTTAAGTTTTCATCAAATATCAAAGCAGTAGAAGGTCTAATACTTGTAACACCAGCTACATCATCAAATAGATGATTTTTATTCATTCTCAATACACAGATCGGAGATGCATCACTTGCCAAGTTAGGATTATGATTACCTGTGATCGCTGTCTCTAAACCTGTACTTCCTGCAATTGATAATCTGTAAATCTTTTGATTAGCACCTTTTCGTCCTGTAGGACCTGTTGCACCTGAATAACCACCTGAGTTAGATGTTGGTACATTTACTTCACTTGTTGCTGTAACTTCATAAGTTGTCAATCCTGTAATTAATCCTGAACCATCTCGCGTATAAACATCTAATAAACTGTTTGCATAAGGATGATAATCACAATCATAAAGATGAACACTGAAAGCGCCAGCCGGGTGTGTAAATGTTCCAAATCCGTATGCATTGGTCGGATCGTTGAAAACCTTTGCTGGCATCTGCATTGTTCTAAGAGAAGTAACTTGGTCAACCGTTTCGTTAGGATCGGATCCTGCCGCAACCAAACCAAAGTTACCATTTGCGTTTGAACAGTTTAGAGCTCTAATCTCAGAACCATTGTTACTAAAGAAGGCTGTATGGTTGTAATATGTAAATGTTGATACTTGCTCCGACAATGCCGCGTTGTTACAGAATAGTCCATAACCTAAATCGTTAACCTGCGTATAGTCGTTTGCCAACATACTTCTGTTACCAGCAGTTTGAACAAATATGTCTGTTCCGCCTCCTGGAATAGCATCTGTGTATCCATTACCACTGTTTGAAAGTTTATTGATTAAAAGTTTTGCTGTACCAGTTCCACCATCATATTCGGAGATTGCATCTACTTGATAACGTACACCATTTATAAAAAACGGAGCAGGTGTTTGTGGTTTTCTAACTCTTAGTCCTTTGCCTGCCGGTGACTGAACATTAAGTGTATAGTTGTCGTCTTTACTTGTAATAGTAGTTTCAAGGTTTCCTGCAAAACCGTCAATAAACATACCACCTCTAAATGACTGTTTGTTGACACTTCCGGAGAAAGATCCACAAACCTGTGTGTAAGGTGATTTGATTAAGATTTGACCTGCTGGGTCAAGCACCTGTGCAAAGCCTCCATGTCCTTGGAATGTCATGTTTGCTAATCTAGTAGCATCATTCATTAAGAACACATCCATTTCATCATTGCGTTTCGGAGTACTTGTTGAATCTGCAGGGTCTGTTAGGTAGTGATATCCATAATTAACAGTTTGTTTAATATGCCATTCACCTCCGGCAATGCTGTTAAGATTAGGCAGTTTATTAACAGTCAATGTGACTGTAAAATTACTGCCGCCATCTGCGTTTGAAATAAGTCCAACTGCACCACTGTCTGTATAGAACCAAGCACCATCCCAGGCAATCGGAGCAATGTTATCTGCAGGAGTAACTGTAATGACACCACCTGCTTCGTTGACTCCTGTCATCGTAATTGTTTGATTGGTTGCTAAATCAGATCCTGTAAAGTCTGTAATTTGTAAATTATCTAATAACTTGTCTCTGTAGAAATAAGTTCTTGCCCATGGAGATTGAGAAATTCTTGGAGCAGGTCTAATTTGACAACGTCTAAAATCTGTACCTTTGATAGAAACGTTTGCAGGAACTTTGATAGGATAATCTTCGAAATACACACCTGATTCAACATGAATACAAATTTGTTTCTCATTTGTTGGATTTCCGTATTCTAGTTCTTCACCAATCCTAAACGGTCTTGGTTCGACCAATACAACTTCTACTTCGTCATATGCAACGTTACCTAAGTCTACACCACTTGTATATTTTACAATACGTCCTCTTGCACCAGTAGTTTTACCTTGAATGATTTTACCTGGAAGGATATCTACGTTTGTGTTTACACCTTGATCTGTGTAATAGTTTGTACCACCGTTACTAAATTGTATTTTATATGTGCTACCTTCAACTACTGTGTATGTATCAACTGCTGTAAATCCATTTGTTATAATATCAATAATAATGTCGAACTGATTATTTAAAGCGTTTTTAATAGTTGTCGATACATTATTAATATTTGTGTTAAGGTACTGTGGAATCTTAACATCATAATCTGACGGATAAAGTTTTTGTCCATATTGGCATGATACTAAGATATCTTTCAAGTAAACAACATCACCTGGAGATCTTCCATGGTCTGTTGTTGTAGTAATAATTGCAAGTCCTGTGAGATAGTTGTAATTAAAATTGCTAATTGCATATTCATTTTGTCCTATCTGTACAACTCCACCACTTACGTAAGTATGGGCAAGTGTTGTTGCTCCTATGTTCACTTCAAACGTTCTAGCAGTCAAATTATCTGATGTGATTGAAAATTGTTGTGATTGTCTATATAAGTCTACATTTGAAACAACACTATTGACAATACTTTTTGCTTTTGATAAAGCCGCAATAGTTTGAGTTGATTGTGAAATTCTTGCTTTAGCGCCACTTGGTGTACTGAAGTATCTTTTTGCGGCCTGTAATGCATTGAAGTTTGCATTAGTTCCGTTACCAATGTCAATTATCATTCCATCAATGATTAATCCTAAATCTCTTTCACAAGTATTATCAGCTACCGGTGGTTGTTCAGGCCCAGGTAAGTTGTTTAAACCATTTGCAATTACATCAACAATAAGTTCTGTAAGTATTGTTGCTCTTCCGGCAACGTCGTTAACTCCTGTACCTTGTTCTGCAACATAAGGTGAAGGATATTCTTTCATGCCTGCCGATGGAGCAGGACAATATAGTTTTACTCCAGCAAGTTTTATTTCATCACTTGCTGATCTACCATGTGCGGCAGAAGTTGTTACTGTTGCAAATCCTGTGTTTTGATTATAAACAAAGTTGCTGACAGTGTATTCGTTCGTATACCAACTAACAGCTTGATTACTTGCAGATACAAATGTATGAGCAGAAGTGTTAGAACTTACTCCTACGTTCATTGTTATGGTAGTTGCACCAACAGCCGTTACTGTAAATGGTTTTCCGTAATTAGGATCTTTAGGTCGAGGATAAGGATGATTGGTTGCATTGTTATCAAGACCGCATGTAAAAGTTACACCATAAGGTTTTAAATAAATCAAAGTCCCCTGTGTAATACTGTGACTTCCAATGGTTAATGTCATTAATCCGCTTATTGGATCATAAGTTGCATCAGTTGGAGTAGCATAATTTATTCCATGATAAACTTTACCGCCACTAACATAAGAGTGAGCATATTTTGATGGGCCTACATAGATGTCAAATGCTGTTGAGCTAGGAGCAGTCTGTCCGTAGCTTCCAGCTTGGACAATATATTTGTCTGCATTTGCTTGTGAAACAAATTCTGGATAAACTTTTTCTGTAACAGAACCATTGTAAGTACAACTTACGTTAACATCTTTCAAAAGAAATGTGTCACCTGCAACAAGTCCATGATTGGTTGTGGTTACTAGTTGAGCAAATCCGTTTGTGTAGTCGTAAGTAAATGTGCTGACATTTAATATTGTTCCATCAGCTTTAGTAAGTGTTCCTCCATTTACATAGGTATTAGCAAATGAAGAAGTACCAATGTAAAATTGTAAACCTGTTGCTGTTAGTTGATCGTTGTCAACTTGGAATCTTCCTTGTTTTGTAGGATAAGTTTTATTTTCTAAGATATAATCTTTTACAAGATCTCTTGCAAATTCTAGTGCGGCATTAGTTTGTGCAATTTGATTTACAGTATTGTTACTATTGTTTGTTTTGTTTACAGCATTTACGGCACCTGCTAGATAACTAGAAGCCATGCGTCTTGTTTCAATGTTTCCGCCTTTTGATAAATCATTTATCCAAGCATCTACAATATATCCTACGTCTCTCTTACATTTTGCACTGTTGTATCTAAAGTCTGTGTAATCTGCTGTGCCATCGCTGTAAGTAACTGATGCGTTGGTATTAATTTTATGGTTAATCCATGCTGTGACTTCTTCTTGGATAAACTTTTTATTCTTTACAAGTAATGCTTCAGCGTTAGGATTTTGTACGCTTGTTGCCGCATAATCATGTGTTGGAAATTTATCGTTTACATAATCAACAACAGACTTCTGAATAAATCTTTTGTTTTCTGTAAGATATGTAATTGCGTTTCTGGCGGCAGTATTAAAGGTTGTTGTGTCAGCACTGGTAACAAGTGAAATACCCCTGCCTTCATCATATGTAATAGTCTGTTTATATGCACCAGGCTCAATAGGTGCTGAGTCCATTATTTCTTGTGCTTTTAAACAGGCCGCTTTCAAACTGCCAAAAGCATAACTTAAACCTCTACCTTCAAAGCCGACTGGTGAATTTTTCTGAGAATCGTCACCTTGTTTAGTTACGTAAAGATCTTCTGTACTTGTGTAAGCTGAATTATCTACGTAAAGTTTTGTAGCCGCTTGTCTATCCTCAATTGGTCCTGTAGTGCCCTGTAAGTATCCTGGATGATCATGAAGATATAAAGCACCTTCCATGTCGTCGCCCTGTCTTCTTACAGTGGCTTTACGTGGTAATGCCTCGTTATCTCTATAAAAACCGTAAAGTGAATCGACATAACTTTGATCTCTAATTTGATCTATACCTGTTGCAGTTACAGTAGTGCCTAAACCTATGTTTATTTTTTGACGTGTAACATCATTGTTATTTTGTGCTTCTGTTTTTGAAGCATGTAAACTCAATTGACTGTCGTTAACAAATCGAACAAAGTAGTCTGTATTATTTGTAAGACCGCTTGGTGGTGTATCAGTTGTTGAATATCTCCACTTGGTTCCGTTAAAGCTAGTATCTAAACCGTGACCACTAATTACAAGATTACCACTTCTGTATTCTGTAATCGTTACTGTATACTCATCACTATTTGCTGGTTCGTTCCTTGCTAATACAGATTTTGTTTCTTGAAAATTTATATGAGGAGCATAAGTTTGATCGCTTGTTTTTTTATCAATGACGATATCGTCAAGTGTAATTGTGGTACCATGTGTTTGGTTGAATTCTTGAATCGCGGCTGGTGATGTTCCAATGTTTCCGATGGCATATACAGCATTACCATTTAATGGTCCACCTAGTATAGGTGAAGTATCTGCGTTAATGTTAGCACCAGTATTTGTAATTGTTATATTGGTTGCACTTGTGTTATCAATATTGATACCAGTTCCACCAGTAAGTGTTTTCTGGATCATTTCAGTACCAGTAGTATTACCTATTAGTACACCGTTTGGTGTTATCGCTGAAGGTGTATCATTAAGTGCTGTGAAGCTGATAGTTCCTCCTTGACCGAACACCGCATATAGTTCTGTAAAGTTTTCATTTGCTTTACGAAACGCTTCGCGAATACTATCACCGGTACCGTCGTTACCTTCAACTCCTAAATAAATATCTTGTTTTGCCATATTTTAAAATCCTACGCTTTCACCACAACCGCAACTGCTTGTAGATGCAGGGTTTCTTACATCAAAGTAAGAACCAAAAACTTCTTTTTTATAATCAACTGTTGAACCTATCAAATACATTACACTTGCTGGATCTATTAAAAATTTTCCCTTTGGAAGATCAATGACTTCGTCATCGTTTTTAGCATCATCTTCAAGAGACCAATCATACTTAAATCCTGCACAACCACCGCCTTTTAGTGCTAATCTTACTGCACCTTTGTTGTGTTCATCTAGCATGTTAACCATTTGTTCCTTTGCTGAATCTGTTAAAAAGACTATGTTACCCATTCTCTGCTCCTATGTATTTATATAATATTTTACAATCCGAACGTAAATAAATACGATTATGTTTAAAAGAATTGAAAAAGAAGTGCGTTACTATTTACGCAAGAGCAAGAATGGTAAAAACCATCCATATAAAAGACTGCGGTCGTATGCTGTCTTTGAATGTGATGAATGTCATACACAGTTTAAAAGAGAAAAGGGTAAAGTGGACCCAAAAAGACTAGATGATTACTATGTTCATGTCTGTCCTGAGTGTGATCCTAAAAGGTTTGCCCAAAAGAAAGGCGTCGAGCAAAGAAGAAAACTTAATATCCCTGTCGACGCCGATATTACTATAGATGAACTATAATTACTTTTCTTTCTTCCAAATAGTCCATAAGCC